AATGGAAAAAATAAGTAATTACAAATACAGAAAAGCGTTAGAGATTGTCAAAGAATATGTCAATCAATTAAACACAGATAATAGTGCAGTATTATATGATTTAAGGCAAACAAGTTTAAAGTTAGGTCTAACCTTTGAAGAAATAAATAACAGCAGTAGGCAGAGAGTAAATGTCTATAAGAGGGTAATTATGGCTAATTACATAAGTGGTGCTTATCCTAACTTGACTTTGCAAGAGATAGGTAATTTAATGAATAAGAATCACGCAACTATTATTCACTACTTGCGTATATACGATAACTTGTGTTTGTACAAAGATTTTAGACAGATGGATGAGTTGGTAAATGCAGCAGAATAAACAAAGTGGTAATAAATTCGTTATATGAATATGGAAAGTTATAGTTATTTCAATGATTATTTTGATTTGTCAGAATTTGATAGCCCAGATGAAGTAGGTAGTGGGGTAAATATGGATACGCAATTCTTGGACATGATAAACGATGCGAGGCAATATGCTAATGTGCCGTTTGTCATCACAAGTGGTTACAGGACAAAAGATCATAACAAGAAAGTAGGAGGCTCAAGTACCTCATCACACCTAAAAGGATTAGCAGCAGACATCAGTTGTGTGAATAGTGTTGATAGATTGTTAATAATTGCTGGGCTATTGGATGCTGGATTTAGTAGAATAGGAGTTGCAAAAGATTTTATTCATGTAGATTGTGATTTAAGTAAGCCATCTTGCCTGTGGTTGTATGAATTATAAGCAGAAATTTTTAAAGCATTATGGCTATGCTGATGGCGAATATATACCTTGCGTATGTGGTAAAAATGCAACAGATATACACCATATTGTGTTCAAGTCGCAAGGTGGTTCGGATAATATTGATAACTTAGTCGCATTATGCAGAGAATGTCATATAAAAGTACATAATGATAAGAATAGAGAATTTACCAAAGATTTCTTTAAATAAATGGTATGCTGGAACACATTGGACTGCACGAAAAAAGATTAAAGATGCGTATAAAAAACTGATAAAAGACAAGGTAGAGGATGGCGAGTACGATGTGGAGTACACATTTTATTTTAAAAGCAGACCATTGGATGCTACCAACACTATTGCTATGGCTAAAATGATTGAGGATATCATATTTGAAAACGATTCTTATAAGAAAATAAAAAGCGTAACCTTAAAATCAAGAAAAAGCAAAAACGATTATGTTGAAATAGTATGGAAATAGCAAGGTATCACAAAGAGTGGATAGTGTTAGCGACAAAGTTAGGTGGTGGAATGTGGGCAGAAGATTTTGTACAGGATGCTTATATTAAATTATTAGACTATGAGAAGCCTACAAAGGCATTAATGTTCTATACTTTAAGATCAATAATTGTAGATTATCACAGGGTAAATAAATATGTAGATAGTTATGAATGCTTAGACCATTTTCCAGAAGAAATTGAAAAGACATTAGATGATTTATGCCAACAGATAGATGCAGAGTTACAGGAATGGCATTGGTTTGATAGGAAGTTATTTGAGTTGTACCGAGATAGTGGAATGACTTACCGAGATATAGCGAAAGAAACAACCATTAGTTTAACAAGCATTTGGAAAACATTAAAAGTAGGTAAAAATATAATAAAAGATAAATTTAAAAATGACTATTATGGATGAGTTTAAAGGAGATAAGCGTACTAAAGAATATCATGAATGGAAAGCATCTCAAGGGCTTGGGGATACTATTGAAAAAATAACCGAAGCCACAGGTATAAAGAAAGCAGTTAAGTGGGTAATGGGTGAAGATTGTGGATGTGATGATCGTAAGGAGAAACTAAACAAATTGTTTAGGTATAAGGTGGAGTGCTTAACCGAAAAAGAGTATAAGTATTTAAAAGAATTAGGTAATCCATCAGTCGTAACTAATTGGGATATGAATAAAGTGATACAGATTTATAACAGGGTATTCCACAAAAAGCGTAGGGTGTCAAGTTGTGGTAGTTGCATGAAAGTAGTGTTAAATGATCTTCATAAATTAATGGCTGAATATGAAACAGAAAATTAATATTAATAAGATTAAAGGCAACCCAAGTAATCCAAGAAATATCAAAGATGAGAAGTTTAAAAAGTTAGTAAAGTCAATAAATGGTTTTCCAGAGATGCTGGAGAAAAGACCAATAGTTGTAGATGAGGATATGATGGTGCTTGGTGGCAACATGAGATGGAAAGCCTGTAAAGATGCTGGATTAAAAGAAGTATGGATAGATATAGCAGAGGGATGGACACAGGAGCAAAAAGATGAATTTATAATAAAAGACAATGCTAATTTCGGAGAGTGGGATTGGGATATATTGGCAAATGAATGGGATAGTGCCGAACTAAATGAGTGGGGATTAGATGTTTGGCAATTATATACTAATACTGATGTTAATATGGTTAATTCTGGAGATGAAAATGATGAATGGGTTGGGATGCCAGAGTTTGAAAGTAAAGAATCACCACTTAAAATAGTCATATCATTTCAGACCGAAAAAGACCGAGAAGAATTTGCAGAACTCCACAAATTGCAGTTTATTAAAAAGCAGCAAAACGCATGGATGTCAAGGTATCCATACGATGGTAGAGATGATTTAAACTCTTTAAAATATAAATAATATGAAAAAAATAGTTTATTGCAATAATTCAGTTACAGGAGGGCATTATGCACTTCAAAACTTAAAATCTAAAGTGCCTTTTTGCAATCCAATGAGAGAATGTAAAAGCATAAAACTTTATAAAGAAGATATCGTTGCCGATATAGGTGCTTATGTAGGAGAATACTCAATTTATGCTTCTAATCAAGGTGTAAAAAAGGTATTGTCTTATGAAGCAACACCTGAAACATTTAATGTCTTAAAAATGAATAAAACCGATAATATGCATATTTATAATAAAGCAGTTGTAGGTGATAACAGTGAAGAAATAGAGTTATATTTATCTAAAGGCATTGGTGCAACAAATAGTATAGCAAAAAAAGGAATGAAAGCAGGGTATATTAAAGTGCCGGCAATAAAATATGAAGAAGCCTTACAAGATGCAACAGTTGTTAAAATTGATGTAGAGGGCGCAGAGTATGGTTATAATATTATACAACCACAATTAAGAGCCATTATTTTAGAATTTCATCCATTAACTAAAAAAGATTGGATGCAAATGGCATACAATATAATGAATAAAATAAAAAGTCATGGTTTTAAACCAATTATAGAACCAACTTTTAAAAGTGGATGGGATTTAAGCAGTTCATGGGTACGATGAATAAATATCCTATATATATTATTTCAAAAGGAAGGTGGAAAAATCCTATGACTGCAAAACTATTTCTTAAAGATAAGATTGATTTTAAAATAGTAGTTGAGCCACAAGAATATGGTTTGTATTGCGAATCAGTTGGTAAGGAATATGTATTGGAATTACCATTTGCCAATTTAGGTGTTGGCTCATTTCCAGCAAGAAACTTTTGTTGGGAAGATAGTATCAAGAATGGGTTTGACAGACATTGGTGCTTTGATGATAATATTCAACATTTTAGAAGATTGCATAAAGGCAATAGAATACCTTGTAACGCACAAAAATCTATAATAGTATTAGAAGATTTTACTGACAGATATACAAACATAGGAATTAGTGCTTTTAATTATACTATGTTTGTGGCTGATAATACAAAAAAACCATTTTATTTAAATGTACACGCATATAGTGCTTTATTAATTTGTAATCAAATGCCATTTAGATGGAGATTAAAATATAATGAAGATGTAGACTTATGTTTGCAAGTTTTGGATGCTGGTTTATGTACTATATTATTTAATGCTTTAATGGTTGGGAAAACAAGTACAACTGCAAAGATGAAAGGTGGCAATCAAGATGAATTATATAAAGGTAATGCCTATGAAAAGAAAATTTTAAAAGCAAGAAGTTTAGAAGAAATATGGCCACAATATGCAGAAACAAGGATGCGATTTAATAGACCACATCATTATGTAAATTGGAAAAAACATTTTAAACAACCATTAAAAAGAAGAAAAGATATTGATTGGCAAAAAATATCTAAAAAGAAAGAGCCGTTTATATTAAAACCAGTAAAAGAAATAAAATCAAAAAAATTGTTAAAGTTTTATAAAGAATATTATAAGAACACAACAGAATGAATAAAAGAAGATTATTAATTGCACTTTATCAATCATATAAAAGTGGCGAGATTTCAAAACATAAATTTAAAAGTTTAAAAGGTCAAATATTGAAAGACTATGAACAAAACCGAACAACATAAAAAAGCAATATTAGAAGCGTTAGAGAAATCATTAGGAATAGTAACGACTGCCTGTAAAACTGCTGGTGTAGGCAGAACACAATATTATCAATGGTTAAAAGATG